GGGTTTGCGAGGAGCCATTTGTCACCAAGGTATCGAATAGAAGCGACCCAAGACCGAATGTTGTGTCGGACAATATGACGTTCGATATACGGTCGATCAAAGTGTTCTCGAACCCTTTTGAGTAAAGAAGTTGGCATAGTTGATCTAGCTCCATTTGTTTAGTTGATATGTCTTGCATGGTTGTTCCTAAAAGGGCCGAGGCCCTGTTTTTAGATAAATTGATGAGCCTTAAGAAATTCAACTTCTTCTGGCGCTGCCAAACACAAAGCCATCATGTGTTTGACTAAATAAACTTCCAACTTCTTGCGATTGGTTGGGCTAGGAACTTTGCGATAAGTGGCGATCAATTTAGACATTTTGCTTCCTTAAAAGACCCCGAACCGTTCAGGGCATGGGTGCTATTGTAGAGCAAAATAGACAGACAACAACAACTATTTAAAATATTTTGTAGGGACAAACCCTAATGCTATATGTCTAGTTTAGTGATACACTCAAAGGATGACCAAACAAGAAGCCATTGAAAAAGCTGGAAGCCAAGCTGAGTTAGCCCGTATCTTGGGTGTGACTAGAGGGGCTGTTTTCCTTTGGAAGAACATTCCTCCTCTTCGCATCTATCAACTAAAAGAACTACGTCCTTACTGGTTTCCAAAGCATGAAATTGAACGCCTTTACGATGAAGCCTGATGGTAATTTGGGCAAAGAATTGCAACGACACGCAACCAACACAAATATCAGAACAAAAGCTAATCAACGTGCTGGCATGAGCAAAGAAGAAGCAATTACAAGTTTTAACAGACCAAAAAACGACCCTGGCTCTGCTATTGAAAAGCCTGGGTTAGCAAAAGCAAAAATTTAAAAATGAAGTTCATTGGTGTAATTTCATTCTTTAGCTTGATAGCTTTTTTCTTTAACTTTTGGTGGGCCTTTGGTTGGCTTTTCCTTTATGTTTGTTCTGAGTTGTAAATTTTTTAAAAATTTGTTGATAACTTAAAAAACCATGTATACTAACAACCGTCTTGAGTGGCATCAAGGCGTTGAAACTAGAAAGAACCCCGCAGGGTACTGTGTGGTCTTGTCGTACAGCATGACGAGTCTTTTGACTAGTTTCAATCGTCTTGTTGTTGCTCTCGCCAAGAGCCAAGACCACAGAGCATCTTGCGGGGTTTTTCTTTTGGCAGACCGAGTGACTCACGATACGTTACTGGCCCTGCATGGGGTGACAAGTCAGACTACACCGCACCTCGATACACCCCGAGGCCAAAGGCGAACAGCGTTGATTGAGCGACTGTTAAAGCATCTGGTGCATGGTGGTAACAAGGCCAGATGTATAAGCGAATCAATCCGTCAAGCGCACTTGGGGTCTTTTGTGTTTAAAAGCAATAAAAGACTTGGAGCGGGAAGGATAGAAATGCACTCTATCCACCCTTGGTAGAACTATGTCTAAAGGAGAAGTAATGGAATTATTTGAATCGGGGTTTGACAAATTCTGGTCAGCATGGCCTAAGTCAACAAGAAAAGGCGGCAAAGCAGCTTGTCAGCAAAAGTGGGCCAAGCTCTATTGTGAAACCTGTGCAGACCAAATAATTAAGCACGTTGAGTGGATGAAAACCACAGACCAATGGCGCAAGCTGGATGGCGCATACATACCAGCCCCTTTGGTTTACCTTAACCAGCAACGCTGGGATGGCGCTGAAATCCCTGAGACTAAGAAGCAGGTTAGCACCTTGGAAATCATTGCTCAAGAACGTGCTAAAGCTGTTCCGATGCCTGACCATATCAGAGAGCGTTTGAACCAATTAAGGGGTAAAAATTGAATCAAATTATTTTTGGTGATTGCCGTGAAACTATGCGCCGATGGGCAGAAGAAGGCGTCAAAGCTCAAACTTGCGTTACTAGCCCGCCTTACTTTGGTCTGCGTGATTACGGTCATGAAGGCCAGATCGGGCTGGAGCAAACACCTGAAAAATACATCGCTGCTATGGTCGATGTGTTTCGCTGCGTGAAGGACGTGCTGGCCGACGATGGGACGTTGTGGCTGAACATAGGGGATAGCTACGCAAGCGGTGGGCGAAAGACCCGCGACCCCGGAAAATCCAAACTGCACCCGGCATTTACGGGTGAGGCCAACGCCACTAGAAGTTTTAGACCTGAAGATGGTGAAGGCGTAAAGCCCAAAGACCTGATTGGAATTCCTTGGATGCTGGCCTTTGCACTTCGTGCTGACGGTTGGTATTTACGCCAAGACATTATTTGGCACAAACCAAACCCTATGCCTGAGTCGGTTCAAGACCGATGCACAAAAGCGCATGAATACATTTTTTTGTTTAGCAAGTCGCAGAAGTATTACTACGATGCTGATTCAATTAAAGAAGAAGCCAATCCCGACAATGCTAAACGATACGAATATGGTTTTGGTGGGCCTAAAAATGAGGCAATAGCTGATACAAAGTTTGGAGCTACAAAACCTGTCGGCTATCGAGAATACGATGGGCAAAGAAACAAACGTAGCGTATGGACTGTTAACACTAAACCTTATGCTGGCGCACACTTTGCCGTATTTCCAAGCGATTTGATAGAACCTTGCATTATGGCGGGTGCGCCTGTTGGCGGTATTGTTCTTGACCCTTTTATGGGAAGTGGAACAACAGCTCAAGTTGCACAATCTTTAGGTCGTAAATATCTTGGATGCGAACTTAATCTTGCATATAAAGATTTACAAGATAAGAGAGTTCAACAAATGTCGATGGAGTTAATTTGATGCGTGACCATTACAACTTTGAAGAACTTGAAGCAGCACGAATCCTTGACTTGGTACGCATGGGTGATGATTCTGTGCCTTGGACAGCAATAACTTGGGCCTTATGGGTTTTAGGCGATGCAGTCGGACACTAACACCGTTTTGGAATTCATGCGTGAGAGCGAAGCCCGTGAATGGGTGGAACGCTACCGCAAGAAAGTCAAAGAGCTAGGTTATGGCGAGGCTAACGCTTGGTGGGCAGACACGATTGAAAAGATAGAAAAAAAGCGTGGCAAGAAAGAAGCTGAAAACTTACGCCAGCGCATGAACAGAATCAGGGGCAACAAATGACATTTATGGTTACTTTTCGTGTTGAAGGCCCGCCGCAAGGCAAAGGCAGACCAAGGTTCTCAACCCGTGGCGGCTTTGTCAAAACATACACCCCGCAGACCACAGTCACTTACGAAAACATGATTAAAGCATCGGCAATGGTCGCAATGGGTGCTTCAAAGCCATTAGAAAGCCCAATAGCCGTGTTTTTACACGTCACCAAGGCCATACCAGCGTCATACACTAAAAAACGAATAGAGGCCTGTTTAAACGGTTCTGAGCGTCCAACTAAGAAACCCGACATCGATAATATTTTGAAATGCTATCTGGATGCTATGAACGATATTGTTTACAAAGACGATAAGCAGGTCGTGACTATTCATGCCACGCAGGTCTACGGCACATTTCCAGTTGTTGAAGTGCTGGTGAAGGAGGAACTGCAATGAGCGAAGCACCGCACAGAGCCGTGGAATTTATCCTTAAGACTGCCCCATTGTTTGCAAAGGCAAAGTCTGATCGGGTCTACATTGAGGAATATCGCAAGAGTAAAAAAGCATTATTGATGCAACAGGCCAGCTTGAAGGGTGTTCAAACTACGGCAGCGCAAGAGCGTGAAGCCTATGCGGATGAGGAATATCAAGCACTACTAAAAGGTTTGGCTGCTGCTGTCGAGCAAGAAGAAACTTTAAAGTGGCAACTGACTGCTGCACAGCTAAAGATCGAAGTCTGGCGCTCAGAAAACGCCAACAATCGGTTCGTAGATAGGGTTAATACTTAGTTAAATGTTTAGAAAACTCAACTACAATACTCCCATGCCCCGAATTTCTTGGGGTCTTTTTAGGAGCTAGTATGAGCATTACAGTAGAGCAGCAATCAACAGTCATCAAGATTGACCACGGTCATAAGCTGATGATTGATAAGTTTGATGATGGGGCGCACCTATCTATCTTTTTCACAGGCGGCTATTCCTCAGTCGCATTGACCCGTGAAGAAACCGAAGCATTGATTCAAGCCCTTCAGTTGGCATTGGAGGCAGCATGAAAAATATCGCTACCGCTTTGGTCAAAGCGCAAAAAGCATTTGGCCCTGCCCTCAAAACATCCACTAACCCGCATTTTCGCAGCCGCTATGCTGACCTGTCGGCTTGTGTTGAGGCAGTCATTGATTCGCTCAATAACAACGGGATTGCCCTTATTCAGCGCAACTATGAGGACAACACAGGGGTTACTGTGGAAACTTTGTTTGTGCATGAATCCGGCGAAATCTTAGAGTGCGGCAAGCTCCACGTCCCTGCCAGCAAGCAAGACCCACAGGGTTACGGCTCGGCTCTAACTTATGCTCGGCGCTATTCCCTAATGGCAGCTTGCGGGATTGCCCCAGAGGACGATGATGGCAACGCTGCTAGTCGCAAAGCCCCTGCTTATGACGCTGGTCGCCTGGCTGATTGGTTGGCAGAGATTAGCGCAGCGCCCAATGCTGATTCTTTAAAAGCGGTTTACACAGAGGCTTTTAAGGATACGCAGTCAGACGCAGAAGCCCAAAAGAAAATTATTGCAGCCAAAAACGCAAGAAAGGCGGCACTTTAAATGGAACAAAGAACAGATGATTGGTTTGCAGCAAGAATTGGAAAAGTCACAGCCAGCCGAGTTGCCGATGTGGTTGCAAAGACAAAATCGGGCTACTCAGCGAGTCGTGATAACTACATGGCGCAATTGGTCTGCGAACGGCTTACTGGCAAGCCAGCCGAGTCATTTAGCAACGCAGCTATGCAATGGGGTACAGAAACAGAACCACTAGCAAGGGCGGCGTATGAAGCAAAAATGGACGTTTTGGTTGATGAAGTTGGATTCATCGATCACCCAAGTATTGTCAATAGCGGGGCTTCTCCTGATG